GATTGGAATGGGATCGAAAAGATATAAATGTCAATTTCCTAACTGTTCTTACGAAACTAACAGTAGGAATAAAATTCACTATCATCATATAAAACCTAAATGTTTAGGTGGTAAAAACAAAAAATGTAATATGATCTGGCTTTGTCCTAATCATCATTCTTTGATATATATTCCCGGAACCACTAATGGTATTCATTCAATAAATACTAATGAAAGCATAATAATAAAGAATATTTATTCTTCAACTAATGGTAAAGTTTTAGAGTATGAACAAAATTCTGAAATAAAACTTATTGAACTTAAGAAGGGGATTTTATGAGATTTAAAACAATTTATGAAAATGTTAATTCTAAATTTAAAAAATTTAATACAAATGGAATTGAATTTACTATATTGGAGTTTCCTACATCTATAAAATTAAGTGCATTAAAAATTCCTAAAGAGCTTCGAAAACAGGGATTGGGCACTGAATTTATGGAAGAGTTGGTTAAATATGCGGACCAAAAAAAGAAGCTTGTTGTTTTGACACCGAGTAAAGATTTTGGTGCGACATCTAAAAATAGATTAATAAAATTTTATAAAAGGTTTGGTTTTGTTGAAAATAAAGGTAGAAAAATTGATTATGAAATTTCTGATTATATGTATAGATTACCTAATTGAGGTTTTATAATGAAATTTAAAACTATATTTGAAAATATTTCTAAGAAATACGACTATTCTTCCATCCAATTTGATTTGTTTGATCCGATTAAAGAGATGATAATTTCTGAGGGTAAAAAAATTCCTGAAAATAGCCTTTACATTGATGAAAACAACTATGGTAGAGATTCTCATCCTCATTGTACTATCTTATATGGTATTCACACAAAAAAAGTAAAAGAAGTTCGTCAACTTATGTCATTGATTAAACCTTTTACGATAGTCCTACGTGATATATCATTTTTTAAATTGGACAATTATGATGTTTTAAAAATAAATGTTGAGTCTAATAAACTGATGAAAATTAATAACTATTTAAAAGATTCTTTGAATCATACATCTACTTTTCCTATTTATAAACCACATGTAACAATTGCTTATGTTAGGAAAGATTTTGTTCCATCAATGAATTTATCTTTGTTTAATGGAATTTCTACTCGAATTACACAAATTACATTTTGTAGTAAAGATGGTGATCAAGAGAAAATAATTCTTGGAGTTTAAATGTTTAATACAGAAATGGTTAAATTTAAAGATTTACAAATAAAAACTCCTGAGGGATGGAAAGATTTTGATGGAATAGCTAAACTTCCTGATCAATCTTTATTTAAATTTATGCTTGAAGACGGAAAATTTATAATTGTTAATTTAAATCATAATTTTTCACAAAATAATATTCCTATAAAAGCTAGAAATCTTGTAGAAGGCGAGTGTATTGATACAAAAGATGGATTAAAGAAAATAAAAAACATAGAATACGTTGGAGAGGGTGATGTTTATGATGTTTTAGAGGTTTCTGAAATACATAAATATTTAAGTAATGGAATAGTTAATTTTAATTGTAAATTTTTGGGATCGTCTAATACACTTATTGAAGGAGACACATTAGAACAAATAGATACAATAGACCCTATTGTAACAAAATGGAGTGGTTTATTACAAATTTATGAATTACCACAACCAAATAAACTTTATATAATGGGTGTGGATACATCTGAAGGAACAGGAAATGATTTTAGTGTTATTCAAATCCTTAGAATTGATGAAGAATTTAAAGTTGAACAAGTAGCTGTTTATAAATGTAATACAATAGACGTTAGTAAATTTGCACAAGTTTGTTGTTCAGTATCAGAGTATTATAATAATGCTTTTATGATGATTGAAAATAATGGTGTGGGATCTATTCTTGCTAATATAATTTGGCATGAGTATGAATATGATTATATTCTAAATTGTGATAAAACGGGTTTAGGAATAAGATCAACAAAGAAATCTAAATTGTCCGGTAATTTATTACTAAAAAGATATCTTGAAGAGGGTTGGTTGATTCTTCATGATAAAGCGACAGTTTATGAGTTAAGTCTTTATGAGGAAGTAAAACCAGATGTTTACAGATGCGGAACGTATGAACATGATGATCACGTTACTTCATTAATATGGGCTTTATATTTTCTTATTACCTCATTTTTTGATGGTAAGAGTATGGGAGTAAAAGCAGTTGATGATAAATATAAAATTCAAGGAACTTGGGATGATGAAACTCCCATTGTTATATTTGATAATGAGTATGCTGAAGATTTTGATGGGTTTTAATAAAGAATTTGTTAAAATGTGTAGAATTATAAATAGTTAATAAGTAAGAAAACATTGTTTTAAAGGAGGATTCAGAATGCCACAGAAATATAATACACCAAATGTGTATGAAACAGAAATTGACCTTTCTGAAATTACTACTCCTGCTGGAACATCAACGGGTGCTATAACAGCTCCATTTCCAAAAGGTCCAGTAAATAGACCTGTATTGATTACAAGTGATAAACAGTTTATAGAACAATTTGGAGAACCTGCAGTTTCAGGATCTGAATTGATTTATGGTTATGGCGCTTATGCAGCTCTTGAATTCCTTAAGGAGTCAGATGAGCTTTATGTTGTAAGAGCATCTAAAGATGATGAAGATTTCTTCGCAGCCGCTGGGGTTACCACAGAAGTTACTGCAACCAATATAGACGCTATAGGTGCATCTGCAGGCCCTAATCCAGATAAGATTGATGAAATTTGGGCTATAGATAATACAACAATGCCAGCAGACGTCGATATGATTGTCGGTGCAGTTTCACCAGGAGAAAAAGGAAATGATTTAGCATTTACTGTAGAAAGTTTAACATCAGCATCAGATTGGTTTTTTCAGTATGATGATATTCCTGATGGGTTTGTTCCAAGTGCCGTTCCAACATCTGCTATGACAATAGCAAGACGTGTGTTTAAGATTAATGTTTATAAAAAGGAATCTACAGATCAGTGGTCAGAATTTAAAGTTGAAAAAGCAGGAACAAGCGCACTTAGTATCGTTCCAGTAGAATCGTTTTATGGAACACTTAGAACCCAGCTTGACGGAAATAATAAACAACTTTATATTAAAGATGTAGTAAATGGTGTTTCAGATTATATTTATATCGACACTAATTCAAACGCAACAGTTTTTGAACAAATTTATAATCCTAATGTAAAGACAAGCGCCGGAGAATTTCTCGGAGTAGCTGAAAATGCTCTTATTTCTCTTAGCGGGGGTGTAGCTGTCCCAAAGACTGGTCTTGGTACATATTATAGCCAATGGGAATATCTTTCAGATAAACAAAATTATGATATTAATATCGTTATTATCCCAGATTGGAACACAACCGTTAAACAGCAAGTTGTACAGAATGTTATAGGAGCAAGAAAAGATTGTATAGGTGTAGTTCAGTCAGGTCCTTATACAGCAAATACACTTGATAAAGTTCTTAATTCTGAGGAATATGGTTATACAGATCCAAGTTATTTAGCTCTTTATGCAGGATGGGATAAGGTTTACGATAAATATAATGATCGAATGGTATTTTTACCAAAATGTGTTTTTGGCGCCGCTATCATGGCAAGAACAGATGAAGTAGCAAATGTTTGGGACGCCCCAGCAGGTATGAGTAGGGGTATTATTCCTTCAAATGAACAAAATAAATTGTTTACTTTTGAAGAAATAGGACAGTTGTATGATAGAAATATTAATACTTCAAGATTGATTCGTGGAGTAGGACATGTCTTATGGGGTCAAAAAACTGCTCAAATGAAAAAGTCGGCACTTGATAGAATAAATGTTCGTAGAACATTGCTTTTCATCAGAAAATCAATGGAACAAGCACTTTTGCCTTATGTTCTTGATATAAACAATACACCAAAGACTCGTCTGAGAATTTGGAGTAACTTAAATTCGTTTCTTTCAACTGTTCAAGCAGAAGGCGGAATATTGAAGTATGAAGTTGTTTGTTCTGAATCTAATAACCCACCAGCGGTTATAGATGCAAATCAATTGAATGTGGATGTTTATGTTCAGCCTGTTAAAACAGTTGAGTTCATCAGCTTGCAGACAGTTGTTACAAGAACTGGTGTGAATTTCGAAGAAGTAAGAGTAAGATAAAGTGAGGGGGTTCGCCTCCCCTTTTATTTCTTTTAGGGGGATAATAATGGACAAGATATATTCAAGACACCTTTTGGGTGAAGATATAAATGAAGCACATGCATCCGTTGGTGATAGAAAAAAGGCTGGTTGGGGGTGATGTTGAATGGAAAGCCTTACAACAATTAAAACCAGGAGATACTGTAATAGTACCTTCAACCGGAGAAGAGTTGACGGGAGCTAAAGCACTACGAAAAGGTTATATAGATAAAGATGATAGTGGTTATATAATCGTTATTGCGAATAGTTTCAGAAATGAAATTGCAACTATTTCATTAACTAAAGAAGATTTGAAAATCATAAAATCATTTGTGTAAATAAATTAGGAGGACAAAATGCCACAATTCACAATAGAGGGCAGAATGAAAGGTATGGCGGACATTCACAGAAATTGGTTGTTCGAAGTTTCTATTCCTCAAATAGCTAATATTGTTCCTTCTGTTTCAGACGAAGAGCAGTTCATAATTCGTGCAAAGACGGCCGCAATTCCAGATAGAACAAATACTCCAATCGAAAGTTACTTCAAGGGAATGAAACAATGGTTTCCTGGTCGTTCAGAGTTTGGAAGTACTATGGTTGTTGGTTTCGAAGAAACAGAAGACCAGAAGATTTTGACTGCCCTTTACGATTGGCAGAATATCATTTTCAATATTAAAGCTGAGGATGCAGACGCTGGTCATTCTCTTGCACCAAGTAAGAGAGACGGTCAAACAACCGATGTGTTTATCAAAATGCAGAAGTATGATGGTTCAGACATGAACAACATTGTACGTCTTGTAAACGGATGGCCGACATCTGTGGGTGAAGCCGCATTGGATATGGCTGGTAACGAAGCAGTAAGATATGAGTGCACATTCCAATTCGATTATTGGGATCTTATTTCAGCATAAAGGAGAATAAAATGAATTTTAATTACGCAAGACATCTTTTGGGTGAGACTGTTGTTAATGAAGCTAAGTGGTCTTTAAGACTTTTAGCTAAAGATCTTAAAGACATAGCCGATTTTGAAGCAAATCAAAGTGAAGATGGTGAGAGCGATATGGATTATAAAGCAATAACTAATTTTATTAAAGTTGTTAAAATGAATAATAAAGATAAAATTAAAAAAGCTTTTAATAAACTTGATACTACAACAAGAGAAAAGATTTTGGTGGGTTTGGATGATGTTGATTCATTTGAAGATTATTTGGGTGAGAATGTTGTATCGGAAGCAAAGAGAACCCCATACGAAGCCGCTATTAGAGATCTTGAAAATGGTATAAAATATCAAAAATCTAAAGGTAGAGATAAAGAAGTTAAAGCAACACAAAATGTTCTTGATGCTCTTAAGAAAAAAAGACCTTAAAAAATTAAAGACTTTGATTAAGGTTAAGGATTATTCACTTGCAAGTGGTTTGGGAAGCAAACCAGCGCGAAACATAGCTCTTTGGGCTAGGGGGAAAACAATTGGGTGAGGCTATTTAAATCTTTCGATTCTTATAATATAGACTCCTGGGTAGAATTTTTAGATGATATAAAAGGAACTAAAGGGTTTGCAGATTCTAATGGTGATCCAATATCTAAAAAAGAAGCTCAAAGTAGATTCAAGAAAAATCAGTCATTTTTTGTTAAGGTTAAATAATGCCACAATTTACGATAGAAGGAAGAGCTAAAGGATTGTCAGATGTTCAGAGAAATTTTCTTTGGGAACTGACAATCCTTAACTTTGACTTCGGAGAAAGTATTCCAGAAGATTTAACTCTTAGGGCAAAATCTGTTTCAATTCCTGGAAGATCTATTGAACCTATCGAAACATGGTTTTATGGTCATAAACAAAAACATGCTGGTAGAGCAGCTTTCCCTAATCAAATTAATGTTCAATTTGAGGAAACTGAAGACCAAAAAATTTTAAAGACGTTTTATGCTTGGTTTCAACAAATTCACAATGTAAATCCATTGAATGCTTTTGGAACGTTAAGCACAACGTTTATGAAACGTCAATATGTTAAAAGAATACTTTTATCTATGCAAAAGTATAATGGTGAAGAAACGAAAAACAGCATTGAATTTGTAAACGCCTTTCCTGAAACTATGGCTGATGTATCACTTGATATGACAGGGAACGAAGCTGTTAAATTTGATATTACTTTTTCTTATGATTACTGGTTATTATCAGGTCCTAATAGATAAAATATATAAATATAATTTTAAATTAAAGTTTCTAATAGGAGACATTGGTCATGCCAGTGGGATTAAATGCTGTGGATTTGTTAAGTTTTTACGACTTAAAATCAATCCAGAAAAATTATAAATTTTTTGTTACTATCTGGGATAATGCTTTAAAGGCTTCACAAACTGATCCTGAAATTGGCTCTATGCCTAAGATTGCCCATAGACATGTAAGGAATGTAATAATTCCTCAATATAATTTTTCAAAAGAGGTTGTTAAATATGGGCCTATTGCAAAATCATTTCCTATAATGGATTTAAATGGTTTGGATGTGACTGTGGGTTTTGAAGAAGATGAATACGGGACTATAGCATATTTCATTAATTGGCTACAAAGAAAAATTGTTAGGAATGATGGTACCTATCGTAGTCAACTACAAAATAGAGTTGATAATCTTATGGTATTGACAGAGGATGATAATGGTATTCCAATTAATTTATTTTGGTATAAAAATATATACTTTCAAAATGCAAGTACAGCATCTTTTGATTATTCTGGAAATGAAAGTATTAAATATGATATAACTTTTGGGGCGGACTATTTACAATTTTTACCTATTAAAGCTTTGGCGAAGTCTGGGATTAAATCGGAAATTGTTGGTTCAATTTTAGGGGTTGGATGATGAAATTTAGAGAATATTTAAAAATGGTTGATGAAGGGATTCTTGACAAATCTTTAGATGATATAAAAGGTGGTGTTGAAGATGTTATGAAAAAGTCTAAAGAAAAGAAGAAAGAAAAGTCTAAAGAGAAGGATGAAAATAAAACTAAAAAACCTGAACCGGCGGAAGGTCTTGTTAAGAGAGCTGAAGAAATTGCTAAAAAGGTGGGACATCCTGGGAATAAAAAAGTAATAAATGGAATTATAAAACGTATGATGAAACAAGAAAAAGATTCTGATTAATTTTTTGTTAATGTTTATAAAGGAGGAGTATAATGACACCAAAAATGGTTGATCCAAATGAACCTGTGAATAGTGGTATAAAATCTGAAGAGCCTAAAAATCAAAAGCCGATTGATGAAGGTCCAATCTATATGGAGATAAAAGGGCTTCCAAGTAAAATGAAATTGTATCCAAAAGGAACGAAAATAGAAGGCCGCCCACTTAAAGTTCTTGAAGTTAAAAGATTGGCTGGAATTACAGAGGAAAATTCGGATGCAATAATTAATGATATTTTGAGAAGAACGATTAAAGGGATTGAAATTGATAATTTATTGGTTTCGGATAAGATGTATATCATTTTCTGGTTAAGAGCTAACACTTATAGAGAATCGGGATTTGGTGTTCCTTTTACCTGTGGTGAATGTGGTCAAGATAGTAATTATGAATTTACACTTGATAATCTTCAAATTCAAAGTTTGCCGGACGATTTTTCTATAAATAAAACTTTTATAAATCTTAAAAATGGTGATAAAATAAGTTTTCATCTTCCAACAATAGCAGATGAAAGAAAGTCTAATAGATTTAAAATTGCTTATGCAAATGTTATAAAAGAATTAGATGATGAATTGGTTAATTTTGCAATAATGATAGATTCAATCAATGAAAAAGAACTTGACATTATTAATAAGTATAATTATTTGGTGGATATAGACCCACAAATCTTTTCATATTTAGTAACTGAACTTGAAAAATTTGATTGTGGTATTAAATCTTATCTTGAAGTTAAATGTGATAAATGTGGAGGTGTTGGCCCTGTGGGGATAACGTTTCGTGAAGACTTCTTTCTTCCCAAATATACCTCTTAATAATATTCTTGAAATGTCTTTTGAATTAGGTAAATTTTTTAACACAAGTCCATTTTCGTTTGATAATGTTGAATATTTTGAGTTTTTATTTCAATATGAATTGGCTAAGAAAGATAGGGATAATGAAAATAGAAGAGAAAATGTAGCTCAAGGAATGACCGATTTGGCTGGAATGTTGGGTGGAGCATAAAAATATGGCTGAAACATTAGAAGATAAAAAAAGAAATCAAAAAATAGATGAGTTGGTTAATTCTCAAACTAAATTAGTTAAGAGTATTAACCAACTCCTTAGTGGTCGTAAAGATGAGCAACCAAAAGTTGCTGAACAAAAACGAGATAGATTTCTTAAAGAAAAAGATCTAGTAAAAGGTTTACTTAATAAAAATCAAGAAACATTAAATAAAATTTTTAAAGTTAATTCTGAAAATTTAAAAGCTAATAAAACAAAACGAGGCAAAGGACTTTTTGGGTTAATTGGCGGTTTTGGGTCTATCCTTGCATTTGGCGGTCTTGCAGGATATTTATTAACAGGCAAAAAAGAATTTCTTTTTTCAACTGTTAAAGGTCTTGTTAAATATATGCCAACAAAAATTTTATTTAAACCTATAGAAGCGGCCATAAAAGGAATGGCTCCTATAATTGGTAAAGGTTTTGGTAGTGTGTTTAAAGGTGCTTTTGGATTTCTTAAAAAAGGCGGAAAGTTTTTACCAAAACTTGATTTTTTAGTAAAACCACTTTCAGGATTATTCGGGTTTGTTGGCAAGATGGGAAATGTTTTAAAACCTATATCCGGGCTTATTGGTAAATTAGGTGGTGGTGTAGCTAAACAAGCCGGAAAAGGACTTGCCAAATCTGGGGGAAAATCTGCACTTAAAAAAATTCCAGTTCTTGGTGCTGTATTAGGTGTTATTTTTGGAATACAAAGGTTTAAAAAACGTGATATAGTTGGTGGTCTTGGAGAATTAGCGAGTGGTGTGGCGTCTATCTTTCCAGGACCAGGAACGGCTATATCAATGGCTATTGATGGCCTTCTTTTAGTTAAAGATTTAAAAGGTTCTTTTGGTGGAAAAAAGGAAGATAAAAAGAAAAGAAAAAAGGGTGGTGTTTCTAATATACCTATTTTGGGGCCTATTGTAAAATTGTTTAAAGCTCAATTAAATTTTTTAAAAGATCCCCTTGGTTCTATTGAGAATGTTGCACCAACACTTAATAATTTAATTCCTGGTTTAGGAGATAAAATAATTGATGCTGTTGGTTGGGTTAGAGGATTAAAAAATAATCCTGTGGTTAAAGGTGTAATGAAAGGTGCGTCCGCAGTAAAAAAAGGTGCGGGAAAATTATTTGGTGGTGCAAAAAAACTTCTTGGTTTGGGAGATCCTATGCCACCGCCGGCAAACGTTCCATCATACCAACCAAAAACAGTTCCGTTCACAAAAAATATTCTTATGACACCTGATATAGAAAATGAAAAAAACTCTGAAAAACTTAGAGGATTAATACCAGGTTTAAGTTTTTATAAGAAAGATATTGATGTTTCTGGTGTTAATCCAGCGGTATGGCATAATTTTACTGGAATGGTTCAAGAATATAATGCAATGACGGGTAAAAATGTTCAACTTAATTCAGCATATAGAAATGTTAAGAAGCAAGAAGAATTATATAAAACAAAACCCGATGGTACGGTGGCAAAACCTGGCAGATCTCTTCATAATTTTGGTTATGCTCTTGATATAAATAGTAAAGAAGCGAATGATATGGAACGAATGGGTCTTATGCGTAAATGGGGATTCCATCAACCTGGTGTTAAAGGTGGTTGGAAACATCCGGAACCATGGCATATTGAACCAAGAGGAATTGATAGAGCAGATATACGACAACAAGGTCTTATAGGTAGAAGTGAAGAAGGAAAGTCTCAGATTGGGGATGCAATGCCAGTAACACAAAATGCTGCTAATAAATTGAATACAGCCAGCGACAAAATTCCAACTAAGATTAACAATGAAACACCTACAATGTCTCTTTCGGCTGAATCAATTATAGAACTCGCCTCAAAGATAGCTGAGTTTGGAAAACAAAATATTACCAGAATAGAATCTAAACAACAGATACAGGTGGATGGTCGTTTTTAAAGAAGAGGTGATTTATGGCTTTGCCAGAATTGGGCGGATATTTAAATAAATTAAATGGTATTAGTGTTTTTGATGGTGAAACTTTTAATCGTTCAGTAGATGAAACGAAAACAGGCCAACATCAAGTTATTCTCACTCCTGAAAATTCAAGGTCTATTTCAGAAGAAAGTGATTATGCGGTTAAAGGAGTTCTTAAAGGCGGAATTAATTTTGCCACTCAAGCTAATTGGGGAGCGCTTGAAGCTGATTCATATTTAGGTAATTTGGTTGCAAATGGAGGAATTCTTAAGTTTTTGAAGGGGGCTACGGATGTTGCAACTACTCTTGGTGGGGCAAAATTAGAAACTGAATTAGAAAGTAAGAAATTTTATACTGGGGGTAGTTATATTACGTTACCTCTTGAAATAAGAGTTTTGGATAATGATAATTCTGGAAAAGCTATAAAAGCTGCAATGTTACTTATGGCAATGACAACACCAAGAGAAACAAATGCGACCAGAATGAATAAGGCTCTTGATGAAATTATTAAATTACTTCCGAAAGCTGCAGAAAAAGTACTTAAACCTATATCTGATTTAGCTTCTACAACAGGTAATGTTATTAAACAAGGTATAAAGAAAGGTGAAAAGAGTTCAAGTAAATTAATACAAAATTTAAGTCGTACTTTAGATCGTGGTGTTAGTGAAATTGAAGGTTCGGATGTTAGGTTTACGGAATCCCCAACAACAGTTCAACTTCAAGTTGGTAAATGGTTAGTAATGAATAATATGGTTGTGGAAAGAGTCAACACAACCTTTTCCCCACAAATGTCAGAAGTTGGGCCTATGTTTGCTGATTTTTCGATTGATGTTAGTACAAGATATAAAGTTGTCCTTGGAGAAAAGGGGTTTAAAAGGATTCATGTAGGAAGTGATGCCGGAAGAGTAGAAATTATTCAAGGAAACACTGAAAGTTTTACTTAAGGAGTAAGATATGTCTCGTTGGAATAGGACAATTTTTTATAGAAAATCAATTGTTAATGGTCAAACTGAAAATGATTTAGTTAGAAATTATTTTAATGATCTTTTTGAAATAAAAAGACCCTTACGCTATTATGCAATAGAAAGTGGTGACGTCCAAAGACCTGATCTTATTTCTATTAAATTTTATGGAACTGATAAGTATTGGTGGTTGATTTGTAAATTCAATAAATTGGATGATCTTTGGAATGATTTAGAAATTGGTCAAATTATCTCAGTTCCTGAAATTGCTGATATAGAAGATTTTTATACGGCTGTAAAACGTAAAAAGAAGGAAGAAATTCGTTAAATGAAGTATTTACTAATTTATGAAAATCTTATCAAAGAGAAAATATAATGGCTTCTAAAAATACTTTTGATCATTCTTTCCGTCAAAATTTCTATAGTAAAATTTATATAGATGATAATGAATTGATTCCAAAAAATATTATTACTTGTACAATTAGAGAATGGGTTTTTGATTTTTTACCACGAATTGAGCTTCAAATATTAGATGATGGTGCTATTACTGAAATTGTTACTATTCAAGATGATTCTGTTTTAACAATTGAGATTGGTGTTAATCCGAATGATCCTAACATATTAGAAGCTGAATTTAATATAGTTGATAAAATGATAGAACCTATTGCGGGAAATAAACAATCAATTGTTTCATTAACAGGATTGTTTAAAACTAATAATTTTTTCTGGCCAGTTAAACAGAGAAGTTTTTCTAATACTCAATCAAAAAATGTTATAAAACAAGTTGTAAATGAAATAGGGCTTAAATTTGTTGAAGGGACGAATTTAAATACATCAGATGTTATGACTTGGTTACAATTAAATATAAACAATTATGATTTTTTAAACCACATCCTGAAACGTTTATATGTGTCAAAATCAACGGCGCTACTTTATGGAAATACTGCTGGTGAAATGATTATGACATCTCTTAATAATGAGATTAATAAAGATAAAGTTATTCAAGCTAAATATAGTGTTGAAAATTATACTAAATATGATTTTAAAGAAAATTCAGAGGACTCAAATACTATATGGTATAAAGATTGGAATTCAATAAATTATACTAATTATTTTAATAGAGTTGGTGGTTATGGTATGAGGGGTTTTTATTATGACCTCTCACAGAATCAATCTTTTGATGTTTTTAATAATTCTGCCCCTTTGTCAGAGATGGTATATAGGAGTGATTCTATACAAGTTGTAAATGAAAAGGTTTTTGGGATATTAAATAATGTTTATGATGATTATTTTAAAGCTAAAGTTCAAAATAAATATTGGAGAAAGGCTTTTTTTGGTATCTCAATTTTACTTGGTATAAATCCATTATATCCTGTAAAATTGATGGATAAAATAGAATTAAATATTGAATCTTTTGCGGAAAATGAAAGGAATGAAGTTCAATCAGGAGAATATTTAGTTTCTGGAATAGTTCATAATGTAGCAAAAAAATCAAATTATAGAAAAATGATTTCATTGAGTAGAAATGGAGATAATTTATCCAATGTCTGAAATTAAAAAGGGTTTAAATACAGATGTTAATCAATTGCTTAAAGATTTTTTAAGTAAAACAACGACTGATCATTATGTTCATTATTATACAGGTAAAGTTTTAGATAATAAAGATCCAAATCAGTTGGGTAGATGTAAGATTCAGGTGTATGGTGTTTATGATAATATTCCTGAAGAAGATATTCCTTGGGCTTTGCCGGATCAAACTTTTGTGGGAAGTTTAATGGGGAATTTTGTTTGTCCTCCAATTAATGCTATAGTTAAAGTTTATTTTGATGGTGGGGATATTTATTTACCAAGATATACAGGTAAGGTTGTTGAACAATCAAATTTACCAAGTGATCGAACAACGGATTATCCAGATACTATGGTACTTTTTGAAACAGATAATGGGACTAAATTAACAATTAATAGAAAGAAAAAAGATATAAAATTGACTCATGCTAATGGAACAGTAATATCTATTGATGGGATAACAGGAGAATATAAAGTTGAACATGAATCAGGATCAAGTATTATAATGGATACAGCCGGAAATATTAAAATAGATCATAAATTGTTTCTTGAAGATACTGGAATTGCGGTGATACCTACTGGACAGGGACCTTTCTGTGCATTACCAACATGTCCTTATGGGGGATTTCCTATCCAAGGACAGCGTGTAGCCCCAGGAACTCCTTAAAAATCAATGAATTATAAATTTTGTGTTTCACCAACCTGTACAAATGATAAATACATTAATTTGTGGTAAAGAATTTAAAATTTAGAATATATAGGTAGATTTCATCTTAAAACCCATAAAATTTCTTCAAAAGAATATTATGATAAATATTATAAAAGAGAAAATGAAGGAATTTGTTTATGTGATAAACAAACGGCATATTCTGGATTAATTAAAGGTTATAAAAAATATTGTTCTAATAAGTGTCAACCAAGAACGGAAGAAATATAAACAGGAATTAGTTAAATTAAAAGGTTTTGATATTCTTGTAATTTGGGAAGAAGAATTGACAGATGAAAATAAACTCATTGATAAGTGTTTAAAATTTTTAAGGAGTTAATTAATGGCAATACAAAACGGTGCTGATACACTTAAACAAAGAATCCTTGATGCTTTGACAGAAACTACATTAAAGGATGGAAACATAAATATAGATGATGAAGGTAACGTAACTAAATCCGACCAAAGCCCTGCCCTTAAGCATCCCGATGCAGTACCAAATATAAAAATAACAGCTGGAAAACCAGCTCACATGCTTTTTCAGAATGCTTATGAGTCAAGTGACCAGGTTGGAATTGATGTTTTGATAGAAATAATTGTTAAAGAGGTTCTAAATTATTTGCAACAGAATATTGAGATTGTAATGAAGACGAGAATGGACACTCTTGAAGACGCTTACAATTTGATGGTTACAGCAATGGCAAGTACAGGAGCGGGAATGACCGCTCCACCATTGACACCAGTAGGTGCTGCATTTACTGCGATTGCTGCGGCGGGACAAGGAACTGTGGCAACGCCAAGAGCAACAACAATAACGGCTCCATTAAGAGCTGCAGAAGCAGCACAACAATCTGACATAAAATAAATATTAAAAGGAAACAATATCATGCCGTTTTTAGAAAAGAAATATGATATTTTATTATTATTTTTA